CCCAATAAGCTCATATCGTTGCTTCTTGTACTCATCACGTTGTTTTCTCATCTTCTTCAACCTAGCGTCCATTACGCTTAGTTGGAACCCTGTTTCATAGTTCATTCTACCAATCTCCCATCTTTCCAAATTAATGTCATAGTTAGGCCGTCGTTCAAGATGTAGAATGCTTTGGTAGGGAAAAACGTGTTCTCTAAACGTTCGTTGATACTAATACTTGTGTGTAACGCTGACATACAGGCTCCCTCTTGAAGCTCGTACACTTCAAACAACCTATCAAATACTGTATCTTCTGTGATTTCCTCTTCAACTTCAACTATGAAAGGAGTATCAATTGGAATAAAACTTGATATCGAACACGTATTTGTATTTCGTTGAAAACGAACGAATCCATTACTAAAAACTTTTGCAAGAAAAATTTTTCCTTTTGATAGCTCCGGATTTTCTCGCGCCCACTTAATTAATTCATCCAGTCTCATTTCTTTTTTAACTTTGATTTTCATTTTTACATCTCCTTAAAATAAAGTTAGTTGCTTCTGTTCCTCATATTCCAAACCATGTTGCTTTATATATATTTCGAGCTCTTCCGCTGTATCAAATGTCTTTTTCACGCCTTGCCAACCTGGAACAATATGCCCGTGAAAGTAATAAGCGCCATTTACTACATGGATATGTGCCACTCGTTCGTTATCCTGATACAGATATCTCTTAGATCCGAAAAATTGGTTTAAGTATTCTTTACATGCGCTATCGGTTTTAGGCATTTATGCTTCCTGCCATTTCTTAAACATTTGGTTATAAGTAGTATCAAACCAGCACGCATAACGTCCTCTTGGATGTTTCTGAGGTACATTAAACAAGTGTGGCTTCTTTCTTCTTAGCTCAGCCTCTCTCTTTCGCTTTCTTTCCAATTTGCGTTCGAGTCTAGCTTGTTCCAGTCTTTCTATTGTTTTCTTTTCTCTGTACTCGCTTAAACGCGTACCTTCTGGTGCGTCCATTGCTTCATGTAGTTCCCAACCGTCTTTTACTCTTTTAGAAACCATTCCAGCGGTTATACCGTGACTTTCTATTAATTCCATTTCAAATTTACTGAACCTATAAGGTTTATCGTGTATCCTTACAATTCTTGCTGTTTTCGCCATTTATTCCACCTCTTATATTTCTTCTATTCGTATGATTATTTTGGGCTCAATTCCATAACGCTTTGAGCTAGTTATTTCTGTAATTTGGTTATCGTCTTTCCATACATGGCCATTACAAGCATCTAATACCGTTTTAATTAAGTTGTCGATATCCGGCTTAGTCACTTTATACTGCCCAACCGTTTCGCTTTTCTTTTTCTTCGACCATGATTTAAGCAATGGAAAGTAAAAGTCTAATTCGATTTTTAATGCATTTTCTAGATTTAGCTTTGGCATTTGATTTTGTAAATATTTTTTATGTTCTGTATATTTTGTAGGCATATATGTGTGTGCATATCTACCTGTATTACGAAAGCGTGGACGAGGCGACCCCATCGGCGCATTAAACACTTCATTAAATTTAATTTCTATCTCCATGTAATCCCTCATATATATTCAAATAAGCTTGTTTGGTGTCCTAACTCCATTTGTTCATTATCAATAAGTGTATTTAATTCATAATCGTCTAAATACCAACGACGACCATTAAATTTTGTTTCTTTTATTCCAACAACTAAATGCCGACCATCTTTAAAATGTGGTGTAACTGAAAACATTTTGTTGCCGTCATGATCAAATAGATAGTATTTATCAAATGCATCCATTTTCAATCACTCCCATTTGCTATTTAGACGCTTAATAAAAGCCTCTCTGTCTTTCTCGAGGTTTTCATCTACTTCCGGCGTTTTCGTTTCTCTCGTGCCGTCTGTGAGCCATTTAGGCGTTTTTTCTTTTGATTGTTTAACGTAAGGTTTATAATTTTGTTTTTTGCTTTCAAGTTGTTGCTTTTCAAATGCACGTACTTGTTCAATAGATTTCAAGTTTGCATTAAGCCATGTATTCAAAATGCTTTTAGCATATCCCCAAGTAACTTTGTTTCTGTCTTTAGCGATTTTAAGTGATGCGGTAACTATTTCATCTGAATCATTTTCAAATGAATCAAGATAGTAATTTAAATCGTCTAAATTGTAAGGAGTTATGAAACCGAATCCGTTATCTTGGAAGAAGTCGAAGGCAACTGCCTTCGACTTCTTCTCATTCTCATCATTCTTTACATTATCCCCATTCTTTACATTCTTGTTTGTGTTGATTTGTTGTTGATTTGTTGTTGATTTGTTGTTGATTTGTTGTCCATTTGTTGTTGATTTGTTGTCGTTTTTGCTGTCGGAATTTTCTTCCATACTTTGATAAATCGCCCAATTGACAACGGTTATAACAGAAAATTTGTTGTCGGACTTTACGACGATAGTTCCAAGGTTTTCTAAAAGTTTTATGTAGTCTCTTACTGTGGATTCTTTGAGACGCAACTCTTCGCTTGCTCGCTTTCTCCCGAACACAAATTGACCTTTTTCTAATTCAACAACTCGTCTGCCAACAAGCTGTGTATGATCCTTATGACTAGCCTTCATAAGACAATATGCAAATACTTTGAATAACTTTTCGTTCTGAAAAATAGGCGAATCTAATAGTTTTCTATGAAGTTTTATCCAACCAGTCATATACACACCTCACTTTCAAACCGGTTAAATTAGAATGGTAAATCATCGTCATCTATTTCAATAGGATCATTCGCATTTGCGAACGGATTATCTTTTACTGGTTTGTTATATGGATATTGAGACTGTCCACGTGATTGTTGCGCTTGTTGTTTGTATAAATCTTGTTGAGTGTCATTTGAGTTTTTCGGTTCTAAAAATTGAATACTATCAGCAATAACTTCCGTAACATATACACGTTGACCTTCCTTATTTTCATAATTCCGCGTTTGTAACCTACCATCTACGCCCGTCAACGATCCTTTAGATAGGTATTTATTAACGTTCTCTGCTTGTTTTTTAAATACGATGATATTAATAAAGTCTGCCTCGCGCTCTCCTTGTGCATTCGTAAATGTGCGGTTAACTGCTAATGTGAATGATGCTACATTTACACCACTTTGAGTGGTTCTTAATTCTGGGTCTCTAGTTAAACGACCAACTAATATTGTTCTGTTTAGCATTTATAAACCTCCAACATAAACGGGCGCGCCCGTCACTTTTTGTATTTCACTTTTAATGTATTTTGCATTTGAATTTTGACTACTTAAATGAATTAAATGTATTTCTTCAAGTCTAGTTAAATCATTTGCTTTCAACATTCCTATAGCATGTTCTAAGCTAAAATGAGACTCCATAATTCTATTTGCTAATGTGCTGTGCACACTGCCGTTTTTTATGTTTTCCTGTATTTGTTCATAGATATAATTAACTTCTAACATCATGTGCGTAATGCCGTTAAATTTGTATTTCAAATACTTTGTATCAGTAACATACAGAACCTTATAACCTAATGTACTTTGTAATAAGAAAGCCACAGGCTCGTTAGCATCATGTTCGATGTCAAACGGTAGAATTGACCATGTACCTATTCGCAGCTCTTGCTTTGCCTTAATCGTGCATAAGCGATGACTTTCAAAATTCATAGCTTGTTGTGTTCCAGCAGTCATATAGCTGATTACACCATTGTCGACAAACTGCTTTGTGTACTTTGCATGATCACCATGTTCGTGTGTGATAAGACACCCTGCTATATGTCTTGTTTTATATTTGAAATGCTTTTGAACACGTTCAAATTTTATACCTGCCTCAAGTAGTAACGTAGTACGTCCATCATTTAAGACGTAGCAGTTACCACTTGAACCAGTTGCTATTGTTTCAATTAAAATGGCTCTTCTTCGCTTTCTTTTTCTGTTGCAGGTTCTTTTATTTCTTCAAAGTCAGATACATCAATAGGCTTATCATTTTCTAATTCTGTGTATTGTGCTTCTTCAAGAACTGGTTGTTCAAAGTCCAATTGTTCTTGATTTGCATTTTCTTCAACTTCTGCGTCCAACACTTCTTTGCGTTGACGTTGTTCGGATTCTTGTGCGTATTTGAAAAGATTGCTATCTGTTGATGTGTTGATATAACGTTTAGCAGCTCTATTGATAACTGTTTTTTTAGCCATTTCTTCTTTGAAATTATTATGTGTTTTAGAATTTTGTAATGCTTTTTCATCTTTAATCATTGATGACTGCATCCATGCTTGTTTAATTTGTTCAATAGTCATGACTTCAATATAGTTATCTCGTCCATCATTAAATACGATTGTGCAGTACGCACCGATAATGTTTTCTTTGTCGATGTTAAAGAAGTCTTGTTCGTGTTTAATCGCTTTGATACGTCCTGTTTCTCCCATTTCTTGCTTGAATGTATCGCCTTTATAAATCACTTGAGCAACAACATCTTGAGCACCTGCATCACGTTTTAACATCATTACATTACCGTGATAGCTACGTTGTAACTGCATTTTGTTGCCGTAAGGAATAAAGTAGCATTGATTTTTAGCTGGATTTAAACCTTGCGTTACCATGTCTAATAAGGCATTTGCTTTGCTTGTATCGTTACAACTCATTAATTTGTTATCTTGGCTGATTTGTAACCATGCTTGTTTCATGGCATTACTTGGTGAATAATCATTTGGCAATTCCAAATTGCCTTGTGACTCTAAAACTCTCACTTTGTTTAATACGTTGTCAGATACGTTCTTTTCTTGTACTAATTGTTGTTCAATAGTTTGTAATTTATTATTTTCAGTCATTTTATATAGTCTCCATTCTTAATTTTTTATCTTGTTCATTTACTATCAATTGAATTTGTTGTGATTCTGTTTTGATAAGCTCTGTTACTGATTCAGCATTATCAATAAATATTGGCGCTGTAACTTTAAAATGTTTTGATAGTGTGTTGATGATATCTAAGCCAACATTAATTCTTGAGGCGTTATTTAAACCGCTGTCATACTCGACACCATTAACCGTTGTTGAACATGTTTCTTCTAATTCGCCGTTAACTAAGGTATTGAATAGCTTAAATTCAGCAATATCAAATTCGTTATTGATGTTTTCAGTAAGCATTTTGACTTTTGTTGTTGTAAATTCTTTTAAGATATAAAGGTCATGTGAATACTTTTCTTTTTCATCCAATAATCTGTCTTCTTCATTTCTTAATTCAGAAATAACATCATCTAGATGTTTATTTGATTTTTCGATTGATATTGACACTTCAATTTCTGATTTTTCTTGAGTAAGTTCGCTTATTTTGTCATCTATTCCTGAAACTTTATCTTGAATAGTTTTCCTGATGTTAGAGCGTTTTTGATTAATCTCATTTATCTCTAACATTACTGCTTTGTATTCGTCAGTTTGCGTAACGTCAACGTGAGTTGTTTTCAACTTATTAATTTTGTTTTGTATTCTTGCTGAACGCTCTTCTGCTTCGTTGATTTTAATTTGTAAATTATTGTTGTCATCCTCTAATTTCTCGATAATTGGCTTTATTTTCTTGCCCTCTGAAATAATGTGATTGATAGATGTTTGTATTGTTTCTAATTCTTTCGATTTGTTTGCATTGAATTTCTGCAATGCTTTTTCTCTTACCTCACTCACTTGTTCAGCTGGTAACTGTTGACCACAACAACTACATACATTGTCATCAAGATATTCAAATTTTTGATTTTTAGCTTTTTCTAAATCACTTTTTAATCCTTTATGATTTTCTAATAATTGATTACGTCGATTTTCTTCATGTGTAATTTGTTGTTTGTTTTGCTTTAATCTTGTTTTAAGATTCGCAACCGTTCCATTTTCAACGTGTAGCTCATTTGTTAAAGCATGTATTTTGTTCTCATTACTGGCGCTATTATTAGCTTCTATGCGCTTCAATTCTGATTGTTTATCAGCTAATTGGTTACGCAAATTAATTTCTTCTGCACCGTTTTGAATATCTATACGCTCATTTTCAAGTTGCTCAATTTCTTGTTTTATGATTGTGTGTCTATCATTATCGAATTCCGGTACATCCTGCTTATTTTGTTGCGTTTGGTTAATACGTATCGGAATATCTTTGATATCTTTGTTAATCTGTTTTATCTTGTCTGTAAGAATCTTTTTCTTTGTTTCAATTTCGTGATCTCCAAGAATATTATTTAGTTCTTTAAAATCATCATTTGTTTTAATGACATCCTCATCATTGATTGGTTTAGCGATTTCAAACAACAAACTTCTTCGTTTCTTCCAATCTAGTAAGTTAAATGCTTGAGGGTTCGTAATTAACTTGAATACATCTTCATCAATCAGTTCATCAATACGAGCTTTATAATCCTTTACTTTTATTGATTCATCATTGATATATTGTTTCTTCGTTCGACTTCGTGAGTATTCCTTGCGATTCGTTTTTTGATTTATTGTGTATTTAGGATGTGACTCTTTTTTAAAAGTCGTAATTTTTCCGTCGATTTCAAATTCTGCGAAAACAGTCGGAATTAACTCATAATTTTCTTCGTTTTTTTCGTTTAAAGGTACAGGGTTAAATGATTTGGTTGAACCGTCTAAACCCTTATCGAAAAGCAGCCATTGTAATGCGGTTGCTGTTGTAGTCTTGCCAGTCGCATTATTGCCGTATATTTTTGCATCTTTACCGTCAAAGTTAAATTTTTCTTCTTTGATTCCAGCAAAGTTCGATATAGTTAACTTATTTATTTTCATATCTTTCCTCATGCTCCTTTTTTAATCTTCCGATGACCTCTTAGCACCTCGATAATTAAATTTTTTATTCGTTCATGGCTGTCTGGATTGATTTCATGTATCTGCACAAGCTTATTGTTTGTTTTGTAACTGTCGTGATAGTGCAAGAAATTAATCGATAAGTATCCGTGATGATTACGTTCAATTTCCAATAATGCTCGTTGGTTTGACAAAGTATATTCGTCGAATAACGTCTTAAAAATATTCAATATATTTCTTTCTGTATCTCTCATGCTTATACCTACCATTTCATGACTAAGTTAATTAGTCTGTCATAATCATCTGCGTTTTCTTCAATCCATTCGTAAATAGATTGATTTAATATGTCTAATGCTGTGTATAGATCGTTCTCATTAGTTATGTTTATGCCGTCGATAAACTTATCTTCTAAATCTAAGATATTCACCAGAATGCTGTGGTCCTTCTTCTTAACTGCTAATTTAAAATCAAATCCGTCTACATTAATTACCTTCTGACATACATCGCCTATTTCGTAATACATCTTGACTTCCTCCGTTTTTCGTTTTATATTGAACGTGAATTAATTTTGCTAATCGTTTGTCTCTGTTACTTGTTGGCGCAAGTAGCAGTTTTTTTATCTTATTATCAGAGATGCTTCATAAATTGTGCCTTTTGGTTCGCCCGGCACTACTATTTGGCCGACCATTAAATATTGATGCACTCTTCTTCTGGATGATTTCTTAAGTTTTAAATTGTGTAATACTATGTCTCCAGTATGTCTATCTAAATATTCAACAAGATAATTTCTGTTCTGAGCCGACATGTAAATATGCGGGTTGTTGTACTTCTTTCTATATTCAGTGATCGTTTTAACTTCATCATCACTTAAAACAGCTTGTTCTGCCTTTCTTTCCCATTCCACACTAGGTTTAACGTATTCTTCAAACCAAGTCATTTAATCATCCACCCCATAAAAGTATTCTTTATAAAATATGAATGTCCCTATACTTGCGAATCCTGCAATTGACCACGCTGTAGTGAAGTATAGAAACGGCATGAGTACAATTGCTAAGACTGTGAAGCATAATACTGCTAATAGATAGCTTTTATATGTGTCACTCATTTTCTTTTTTCTCCTCTTTGGTTGTTTCATCGTTTATCAAACCTTGCATTTCCATTAATTTTTGAGGTATACCAGCTTTTAACTGGATTTCGTATAACATTTGTTGAATGTGTGGTGGCACTTCTACCATTCCTTTCGTGTATAATTTAGTTATCTCCTAGTGAAAGGAGGTGATAAGTATGGAATTTAATGATTTTCAAAATTTCTTTGGTGAACTTAGTAATCAAGCCGAAAAAGAATTCGGTGGTGACAGTGACTTTTTTAGAGATAGAATAAATAAGTTGAAAGAAGATGCTCCTGAAAACGTATCTTACGAAATTATTTATTCAATAGCTTTATACGAAAGCTTAAAAGCTCAACAAGATATGAAAATTTTGAATACAGTTAAATATCTTTTAAATCGTGACTAGCAATATCCAACAATGATTTGCTCTGAGCATTATTAATTTTTGGATAATCAAAATTTCTAAGTTTAAATCTTGTGTTTTTCTCAATCTTCCAAACCTTCCAAGTCGCAACTGCCATTGTGATGAGGAAGGTTGTTTTGTATAGTGTGTTCATTTGTTTATGCTCCTTTCGTGTATAATGTTGTTTAAGAGGTGCATTGCTCGGGTTATAGTACTTTAAATTCAACACCGTCTATTTGAACGAACAGATTATCTAAATCAGGGATTTGTTTTTTATATAAACCAAATCTTGATTTAATATCTTTTAATAAATAGAGATTCAAATCTCCAATTGATAATAGTTGTCTATTACCTGCTTCGTCATAGTAGTAATAAATGACTTTTTTGTTTTGATCTTCCATTTGCTGCGCCCTCCTGTTAAGCAGTTACGTTAGCTTCATAACCGAATTCAGTCATGATTTCATGTATTTTCAATCTACCTTTTTGTGTCCATCTAGTTTGTAAAACTGTGTCTTCTCTACCGTCAGAGCGTACAATTGGTATAGTGTCTGATTCTGTGTAACTCTTGCCCATGTGTTCTGAGTAAAGCACCCACTGTTTATTCACTTTTCGTTGTAATCTAGCTTCGTGTAGTAGTTTGTTTAACTTTTGTGCTGATATACCGTAGTCTGCCGCGATTTGAGTTGTAGCTAATGTTCCAGTTGACTTTAAGATTTCATCTACATAGTCTGCTTTGGGTTTTAGCTCTCCAATTTCTTGTTGTAAAAGTAAGTTTTGCTCTTTTTCTTTCTTATACTCAGTCAACACTGTAATGATGTAGTCTGGATCTTTTAATGTTTGTTCAATTACATTGTCTGTTGCGTATATACCGTGTTTGCGAATAGCTGGTAGGACATCTGATGTTACCCATCGTTTGAATTTCCGAGCGGTTTCTCTGATTTTTTCGTTTTTGCTTTGTTTAGAAGCATCGAAGATTAGACTGTATAATCCTGATTCGTTGATAATGATCATATTTCTGTTTTGACCTGATGCACTAAATTGGTGCGTCAGCTTGTCCTCGCTATCAACATGATTTCTAATGGCATTGTCTGATCTTGCATATCCTAAAATCTCAGCAATATCTTTTCCTACAAAATAAGGTTCGTTTTCAATTTCTACTGTTCTTACTGGTAGCTCTTTAAAATTAAATGTTTGTAATGCTTGCATTTGAGTATCCTCCTTTTTCCTCAACACCCACATTCAGCAGACGGTTATCGCAATGACTATCGAATGTATTTAAACGCGGCTCATATCATCGCCAGCTCTCGCTCACATCTGCTCAATGTGGATGTTGATAAGCGTGGTTATATTAAGAAGTGAATGTTACTGATTCACTTTCCGCCACTCTGTTAAATCAGTAACTTTGTTATCGCTTTCAACACCGTTAAGCTTGTCTAACGCTTTCACTACTTTTTGGAACTCTTTGATAGCACTTCGTAGCTTTTTAGTAATTTCATCTTCTACCATTTCCAAACCAGCAAATGCGTCTTCGTTATTCATGCTTAGATGTTTGTTGAAAAGATCTCGAGTGTATCTTATTTCTTTAAGTGATTTATCATAAGCTTCAATTTGTCCTGAAAGGTTATGATATTTTAGTTGTAGTTTTACTAATTTTAATGATTGGTCTTGCATTTGTTATGTCTCCTTTAAGATGTTTGTTTGCGTTTCGTGTACTTTGTGGGTAAAAAAATATCTCCAATATTTTCGTCAAAAAAATCAGCGATAATAAACATCTCATCATTCTTAAATTGATGCTTTCCTAATTCTTTTAAACGATAACCTTCAGTTGATATATTCAAGAGGTTTGCTAAATCTTCTTGAGTACACTTTCTTTCTTTTCTCAACTTTATTAAATTCCATTGCATGTTGTCACCTCCCGCTTACAAAACCTACTATACACGATACGTGTACTTGAGTCAACATAAAAGTTTGCTTTTCGTGTATTTTTTTGTTGAATACCAAAAATAATTGGGTTATACTATAGGTAAATTTAAGGAGGTAAGAAAATGGATAAAAAAGAATTAGCGAAATTTATAGGCAATAAAATCAGATACTATAGAACCAAATTGAACTTAACTCAAGATCAACTTGGAGAAAAACTCAACACTAAAAAAGCTACTATTTCAAATTATGAGACAGGGTACAGAACTCCTAAACAAGATGATTTGTTTGAAATTGCTCATATTTTAAATATCAGTATCGATGATTTGTTTCCTACAAGAAATAATAAAAAAAACGACATCACTTCCATATACAACAAACTCACACCTCCCCGCCAAGAAAACGTACTTAACTACGCAAATGAGCAATTAGATGAACAGAATAAAGTCACTTCTATAGATGAATATAAAGAGTCTAAACTAGTATCGTATATTGCATGTGGTGCAACTGGTGCTGGCATAGGAGAAGAATTATATGATGACATATTGCATGAAGAAGTATTTTTTAAAGAAGACGAAACGCCATCAAATGCTGATTTTTGTATTTTAGTTAATGGTGATTCAATGGAACCTATGTTAAAACAAGGAACATACGCTTTTATTAAGAAAGAAGATTCTATTAAAGATGGTACAATTGCACTCGTTGTATTAGATGGAGTAAGTCTTATCAAGCGTGTAGATATATGCGAAGACTATATTAATTTGGTATCTCTAAATCCGAAGTATGATGATATCAAAGTCGCTTCGTTTAGTAATATTAAAGTAATGGGCAAAGTTGTATTGTGATTAATAACGCCTATGTGGCGCGAGGAGGATGAGGGATGGAAGAGAACGCACCTTTAGAAACAGCAGTTAATAATTTTAAAAAGATTCAAAATAGCGAGATTTACAAATTTAAATATATGAATTCATGGTGTCTTGAATATTCAGAGTTTTTATTGGATGAAGTTAGATTGTTAAAAGAAAACAAAAGTTACACCAGATATAAAAAAGGCACTATAATTTATGTAAAGTTAGGTGTTAATGTTGGCAGAGAGTTTTCTGGAAACCATTTTTGTATGGTACTTAATAATCACGATTCAAATAAAAATCCAATATTAACGGTAGTTCCACTTACATCTTCCAGAAGTAAATTCAATGTGCATATCGAAGAAGATTTGTTACCTTTAGTATTGGAAAAAATGGACGTAACGGGTAAGGATTTAGCTAAAAAAATCATGAACAATCTTGAAAAGGTGTCAAAAGCAGAAAACCCATACGATCAAAAATTACTTGATGAAAACAAATCGCTGAATGACGACTTCAAAAAATATTCGAAGGTTCGCAAAAGATATGAGCGATTCAAGTATAAAAAGACCTATGCTAACGTTTTAAATATCACTACAATCAGCAAGGATAGAATATCGAAAATTAATAGGTATGACCCTGCCGGAGAAATATCATATTCAAAAGAAACAGTAGATAAAATTGAAAATAGTATAAAAATTAGATTTCTTAGTTAAATCGCTTGAACTACACTCTCTTTGATGGTATATTACATATATACAAAACAAGCCGCTGAAATATTTGCGGCAAGCTTCAAATTAGACAAGTCGCTGAAATATTTGCGACATGAGAGGGTGCATCTGCGCTCTCTCTTTTTTTATACAATTTTCACGGGTAGCCCGCCTACCCTTATTATTTTTTGCCAATTTTGAGGAGGGAGCACATGAAAGTAGCAATTTATACTAGAGTGAGTACACTTGAACAAAAAGAAAAAGGACACTCTATCGAAGAACAAGAAAGAAAATTAAGAGCTTACAGCGACATAAACGACTGGAAAATTCATAAAGTATATACTGACGCTGGATACTCCGGAGCTAAAAAAGACAGACCCGCTTTACAAGAAATGTTGAATGAAATAGATAATTTTGATTTGGTTTTAGTCTATAAACTAGATCGATTAACTCGAAGTGTTAAAGACTTACTAGAGATACTAGAATTGTTTGAGAATAAAAACGTGTTGTTTAGGAGCGCAACAGAAGTATATGACACAACTTCTGCTATGGGACGTTTGTTCGTAACATTAGTAGGTGCTATGGCAGAGTGGGAGCGTACTACAATTCAAGAGCGTACTGCAATGGGTCGACGCGCATCAGCTAGAAAAGGGTTAGCTAAAACTGTCCCTCCTTTCTATTACGACAGAGTAAACGATAAATTTGTGCCTAATGAATATAAAAAAGTATTACGATTTGCAGTAGAAGAAGCGAAAAAAGGTACTAGTTTAAGAGAAATAACTATAAAATTGAACAACTCTAAATACAAAGCACCCTTAGGTAAAAACTGGCACAGATCAGTTATAGGCAATGCTCTAACGAGTCCGGTAGCTAGAGGTCATCTTGTTTTCGGTGACATATTCGTCGAAAACACCCACGAAGCTATTATAAGTGAAGAAGAATACGAAGAAATAAAATTAAGGATAAGTGAAAAAACTAACTCTACAATCGTAAAACATAACGCTATTTTCAGAAGTAAACTATTATGTCCAAACTGTAACCAGAAATTGACTTTAAACACAGTCAAGCATACGCCTAAAAATAAAGAAGTTTGGTATTCTAAACTATACTTTTGTTCTAACTGCAAAAATACTAAAAATAAAAATGCATGTAACATCGACGAAGGCGAGGTTTTAAAACAATTTTACAATTATCTAAAACAATTTGATTTAACATCATATAAAATCGAAAACCAACCTAAAGAAATAGAAGATGTCGGCATCGATATTGAAAAGTTGCGAAAAGAACGCGCTAGATGTCAAACACTTTTTATAGAAGGTATGATGGATAAGGATGAAGCTTTTCCAATAATAAGTCGTATTGACAAAGAAATACATGAGTATGAAAAGCGCAAGGATAATGATAAGGGTAAGACTTTTAACTATGAGAAGATTAAAAATTTCAAGTATTCATTGCTAAACGGCTGGGAATTAATGGAAGATGAGTTAAAAACTGAATTCATAAAGATGGCAATCAAAAACATTCATTTTGAATATGTAAAAGGAATTAAAGGGAAGCGCCAGAACTCATTGAAGATTACGGGTATAGAGTTTTATTAA